AACCTTCGCATTATAGGTATCGCACAGGGAGTGTTAAATCCTTGCATGACCGTTCAATTCACCCCCCGACTCGCATCGGGAGGTATCGCTTCGGCTGGGGGTTTGCGCCCCCAACAATCTATGTGAACAACCACTACTATATCAATACATCGGTATCTCAATGCTTATGTTCTCAAATCAGCGGCCTTGCGAGATTCCCAGAGCGTATTGGAGAGTGGATATGACATCGGGTGCTTGACGACCAACATTCATCGTCATCATGCTTGTTCCAACGCCTAATTCCCATGTGATGTCAAAGATGCGCTGGCGACCAGACAGATTGCCTTCTGACGATGCAAACTCCATCACATCTCCGACCTCGATGTCAAACCGTTCTGGGATTCCCTCAACAATCCATCTGGTGTTGTCTGAGCCTTGAGTGTTCAAGAAGTATTCACCAACCATTCTGGCCTGTTGCTCATCCACGATTGCCCCGTCTTGAATAACACGCTCGACAGGAATTGCTGGGAATCTGGCAGAGCCGACCTGTGGAACGGTGATGCTGATGTTCAAATCGCTGTTCTCAACCACGACGACATTGAACCCTGTTTTATCCCCAGAGAGCCTCTGTATGGCCGTTGGATAGAAGTCCTGTGGGTTTGCCCTTCTTGGGACAGTTCCAGCCGTATAGGGGGTTGTATTCGCATCATAAACCTCTTTTAATTTTCTGACGGTGATGTAGCCATCTGGCGTTGCATAAATCTGAAACTTGTTTGGAGTGCTGTTGATGATGTTCAGTATCGTTTGAATCGCAGACAGTCGGTTCTGTCCTTTGAACTTGAGACCCTGTGGGAGAGTTATTCTTGACTCGTTTTTGATTCTGCCAATCGGAGGTGCATAAGTCGAATTGGCAATCAAGTCTTTGGCAATAGTCAGAGCATCTGCTTTGAAATAATTCTGCTCAGACTTGATAATTTCAAGCCCCAGAAGTCCCAGAGAATCCAAACAGAACAGATTGATTTCATCGGTTGTCTCTTCAATCTCTGACACGAATCCTGTGAAAACCAGAGGTGGACTTGCCCAAGTTCTTGGTGCGGCAAATATCTGAATCGTGTCGCCTCGATTGAACATTCCTGTTCTTCTGCCGTTTGGATTGTTGATGGTGATTTCAAGTTCAGACGGTGCGTTGAAACTTTTCTTCATATTGAGTCCAATAACTCCATGAACATCTGTCAATCCGTTCAGAACAACAGTCGGTGCTTTGGGAACTGCTTCAACAATATCCATGTCGCCATACAAGTTTCTGAACATGACTTGACGAGAGCGAGCGAATATCACACGATGCGCCCAGCCATTCCTCAGACCGCTGAGTTTCATTCGCTTGGGTCTGTTTGTCCATTGGAGTCCTTCTGGATTCCAGCCTCCATTAGAGAAGCCCAGACGACCTAAATTGAAGGTTGGCTGTGGCAGAACTGCTGATGAATATGCGCCCTCAGTCGGACCCGTCGTGAATGCGAATCCACCTCTTGCGCCGCCGCCTCGTCTGGTCGTGATGTCATACACTTCACCCATCCCAGACTTGTGTTGATAATGATAACCGAATCCCAATTTGCCATCTGGCGAACCAGATAAGGCCGCAGACATATCGAACAGATGAGGGTCGAATGGGCGTGGTGTATTCAGAGATGTGTAGCAGAGCGTATTTGTCTTGTCCAGAGACCAGCCGCCAATGTCATCTGGGAATGGAATCATGTCCAAGCCCCAAGTCGTTGGATAGTGCTGAGGCCGTTCCATCAGTTCCTTCTCAACATGGCTCGCATCCAGAGCAACGGATTCGCCGTTTCTGATTGCTTCGTGCTGATGTTCCATCCATGTCTGAGATGCCCAGCGAGCAATTGCTGTCTTGGGTCTGCGTGGGTCTGAACCCATCCTGTCAATCTCATCCAGAATGCCTTGAGGCATATTGACGACGACACCATCTGAGCCGCCTCTGATGAGTCGGTGAAACCTCTCCAGAGAGTTCTCATCCATGCCTTGAGGTCAACCCTCGTGGCTTATCACGGTGTTGGCTCAGTTTGTCATTCGGTCAAGCCAAAAATTGCTGACGAAAGAGCAAAGTCCAAAGTCGGTTGCTTTGACTTCTGAAACTGTCATGTCTGTTCCTTCATGCTTCCAGACAGAGACCTTCTTCTTGCATCCAACACAGCATCCTGTGTGTGCGCTTGCGAGATGAACTCGGCCTTGTCCTGTTCCCCAATTTGCGAGGTGGTTTGGTGTTCGGTTGTCGGTGTTTGGTGCGGTGTCCATGTTGTCAACCAGACGCTTTCAGTATATCAATGCTTTGCCGAATCTCAATGGATTTGTTCTGAATTAGAGGAATAGAAGCGAGCCACACCCCCTTAACCCGTTGTTCAGACAGGGTTCGTTCTGGGTTCTTATTCCATAAACGGATGCTTATTTCTTCACATCAAAGGGGGGTTGAACAATCACAGTCCCAACCCCAACCCAATCCCAAGTGAGCGTAAGCGAACCAAGAGGCTGTTTCAAGGGAGGGTGTTGAGTCTGTGTCGGCTCAGATTGAACCACCAGCCGATACTATAAGAAGGTTTCTGAATATCAATGGTTATGTTCCTAAATCCAGAATCGGTCAATCCTTCATATACTGTGGACAAAACCATTGAGTTCCAGATGTATCGGGGCGAATATCAGACACCAAGACCTGCTTCACGAACCATCGTGATGGTGTATGGAGTCTGACCTTGTTGACCGCCATCACGCTCATAATCAAACGAAGTGATTCGACCAACAAATGTCTTGCCAGATGGGTTGCCAGAATAGTCAACATCTTCATACAAGAACTCAACCAGAGAACCAGCCAACATCAAATCCTCAACGAATATGATGTCAGCATTGGCGGTTGCATGAAGGAACATGCCAGAAAGGGTCATCTCGTCGCTTCTCTGGCCTGTGTCTGTCATCTCTGGGTATGTTGCATCCAGAACTGCTGTTTGGTTCATGGAGGCGGCTCTGGTGCGTTGGAATGCGGTTGGTCTGATATTGAATGTCAGAGGAATCACGAGAGTCGCTGGCAAGACCTTGATGACCGCACTTGCTGTCTGAGATGTAGCACCGTCGCTGTCTGTGCAAATCAGCGTTGCTTGATATTCACCAGCATGAGCATAGGTGTGTTGAACCACTCCAGATGCGTTGCTGACAGCAGACGAACCATCTCCGAATGTGAATGCGTAGTTTGAGATTGTTCCTCCAGCGTTGATGTCAAAAGAATCGGTTGCATCCAAAGTTATGGCAGTTCCAGCACGAGTCAGAGAAGGTATTGACTTCAATACGGCAACAGGAGGTGCATTTGCTACGACAATTTGAACTGTGGCAGATTGAGTTTCATTCTTGTTATCATCCTTGACATAGACACTTGCGTTGTATGTTCCAGCGGTCAAATATGAGTGAGCCGTGTTCATTGTATTGAATTGTTGAGTCTGGTCTGCCATGTTCAGATATTCTGTGATGACACCATCTCCAAAGTCGAACTTGAATGCTGTCAGAACTCTGTCCTCATCAGTCGTTGTTCCAGCCGCATTGAATGAGACAATGTGTCCGACCTTCGTGTCAATCGGAGGTGTTGTATCTCCGTTGAATGTGTTGCCTATCACGCTCAAGACAGCCGTTGGTGAGAGGTCGTGTTCCAGAGACCAAGAGCGAATGATTGGAGTCTTTGACCAATCCACAGGATGCAAGTCTGTATCTGCCGACGATGGAACTGTGAAATTGAATCGAACAACGAATCCATTGGTGATTGCATCTGCTGGCAGATTTTCTAAATCAACACTCCCAAACCCACCAACAAAGTCCAGACTGAGCCTGTCAAAATTGGTGTATGGAGTGCCGCCTTCAACCTGTCTGAGATTCACACCTGCAATCGCTGGAACATTGTTGACAACGGGACATATTGAAACCGATATATTCATTTTCTTGCTGGCGTTGACATTTTCGGCCTCAACAGTCAAAGCCGTGTATTTGCCGACACCTGCAATTTGTTGATTCACCGTGTCAACCGTGAATGGCAACATCGCTGGTGTTGGAATGTGTCTGAGACTTATGCTATCAATCATCAAGTCAGCGTCGGTTTTGTTGAATGCCTCTCCAGACCACCACATTTGACGGTTGCGAGCATCCTTGATTGGATTGTTGCCACCGTTTATGCCTCTGATGTGAATGTTGCCTGTGATGATTGAAAGACCCCAGACAGGATTGTTGCTGTTCAAGTCTTTGCCGACAGTCTGACCGTCAACCACGAATGTCATTCCATCCTCAGCAAACACGGCTCTGATGTTATGATAGCCCTCTGATATGGTCGTTGTTCCACCTGTCCCTATCTGATTGCCCATCTGACCGAATCCTGTGTTCCCAGCATTAGCAAACGGCCATGCGCCCCAATTCTGAAATCCGCCGTTTGTTGCCGCATCAAAGGCGGTGTTTGCCATGATGTCTGAGCCGCCAAAGAACCAAACTTCTGAGTTCCAGATGTGATTCTCATTCAACGGGTTTGGTGCGCCCAGATTCTCCCATCCAGCCCATTGGGTGTTGGTTGCCAATGGATTCAGAGTGTATTGGAATCCGCCTCTTGTTCTCAATTGAGATGCGTGAGTCTCGTGAGTATGTCTGCCACCAATCGCATCTGGGACACCTGTATCAAACTCAATAACGGTGTAGCGTTCTTTTTGCTGTGGAATCCAAGCACTCATCTGGAAGTCCAACCAGACAGGAGAGCAACCGACTTCTGTGAGTGAAGTTTTGGTTGTTTCACCAATGGTTCTGTTGCCAACAATGGTCTTATTCTTGTTCTCAACACCCCATGATGTGAGTGTTTGAAAATTGCCATAACCTTTCTTTGTTCCCACAC